TTCTTTTATGTGTGGTGTCCATCCGGGGATGAATACAGCCACCGCTGGAACCAATAGGCATATTAAAATTAGCTCATCTTTCCAGCTGCCTTTCATTTGATCGACCGCACTGGCCTCCCACGAAATTTTTCCCGCAATTTGAGCTTCTTTGAGGCTCTTTTGTGCTTTAATTTCAGTTAATGCTAAGTCTGCTTTGGCTTTTTTTGTCTCTACAAAGCCTTTTACAGCGTTACCGACTAAATTTGATAGTGGGCCAACTAATAAATTAAACATTTTTTTTAACTCCTTTTATTTTACCCTTGTTTATACTAGCATAAAATACTTTAGGGCCTTCTTTTTTGCCATATGTCTTTGTCATGGCTCTTTTTATCTTTTTACCCTTCTTGTTTAGTGGCATTTGCTCTTTCTCTCGCAACATTTGCACGTAAATTAGCTAAGTCATAATCTTTTTGTAACTTCTGTGCGTCTAAAACTTGTTTATAGTCAAACTGATTTTCTCTTAAACCTTGTTGTTCACCTTTTAACTGTGAATCCATCTCCATTTCTGCTTGTCGAAGTGCTAATTCTTGTTGTTTTAGTAAAACAAGCGGATCCATGTTTTGATCTTGCATAGATTCTGCTTCTTCTAAGACCATTTGTTCTGTAATTTTTGCTATTTCTTCGTCAATTTTTATTGCACGTTGCATTTGTAATGCTTGTATTTGTTCAGGTGGTATTTGATCACCAAATTGTGCACGTAATTTTTCTGCCTCTTCTACTAAAGCTTGATCAACAACTTGTGTAGCAAGTAATGACACGTGTTGCATGATGTGAGACGTTAAATTCATCACTGCCATAGGGTTTGCTTTTACTAAAGCTGATGACATAAAGAATCTATGTGCTTTTATATGTAGCTCATGGTTTTGTTGTGGAAAGGCTTGTAAGTTTGCACCCTTCAAAACCACGCTATGTTCTAATGCTGGGTCTTGAGGTTGAGGTCCTTTTGGTATAGGTAAGATTTGTTCAACATCTTTAACACCTAAAGCTAAATACATCCTTCTATAAGCCTCATACAGATTATGCATCTGCGGATTTGATTGTGCTAATTGTAATTGGTTTTGTGCAAGAGTCACACGTTGTGACATAGAGAAAATGTTTGGATCTGATACAGGTAAAATATCTATTGCATCTGCAAAATCTAAAGTTTTAATTTCTCTTGGACCACCTGATACATTGTACGGGTACACAGGCGGTAGTGTTTGTTTAAAAATATTAGCTAATAAGTTAAATTCTTTTTTCTGTGCATAGTGCAATCTTTTATGAACTGCAGACATTACTTTTGTGCCACGTTCCATCAAAGCCATTGTTGTGCCTACAGGTGTTTGTGAACTACCTATTTCAGATAATTGCATATCTGCTACAGCAGCAAACTGTTTTCCTGCATCTACACAAACGCCGAGTAACTGTAATAAAACTTGGTCAGGGCCTTTGTATGGTAAAGGCATAAGTGCTTCTCTAATAATACCATTAGGTGCATCAACATCTCTAAACTCACCGGGTTGTAAAGGTTGATCGTCATCTCGAACTCTTAATCCTCTAGATTTAAATCCTGCAGGTAAGTTTGATAGTGTCCCTGCATCTAATAATTGTCTTAGTGCTGATGTAGCAGTTCTTGTTAAACCACCAATCATATGAATTAAACCAAAGCCGTAGAAACCTAAGCCTGGTAAAAACTTGTAATGAACAAAATAATCATTCTTTTTTCGTAAAGCATCTTGTTGATTGTAGTTTCTGTAAACACTTAAAACCTTACCTGATGTTCTATCAAGAGTAACAACGTAAGGTAACATGATGCCACTAGGCTCTCCGTTTCTAGGATCAATATCTTCAAAACCCTCAAGATCTAAATCAACATGAACTTCATAAAGTTCTGCCATGTCACTGAGATAATCTGATTTTGTTCCGTCAATTTGATCTTTCTTTTCTTGTATACCAGAGCTATATTCATCGCCTTCATAAGCTTGTAATTCAACGTCTAAGTAAAAACCTGAGACTTGTTTTTTTCTTAAGTCATTCATCGGCATTTTAATTACTTGTGTAATTCTCTCACACGTATCTAAATCTGAGGCACCGTAAGGCACGATTACGTCTTCTGCAGGTATAAACTTAGATGTTGCTCTATTTAAAATTTCGTCAAAATAAATCTTTTTAAAAGCACTACCAGATAAAGGTAATTGAAATAATAGCTGATCCATCTCAGGATTGTACTCTTCCATAACATGAGTAATCTCATAATTCATGTAATCTTTGACACGCTCTGCAGCTTGTTGTAATTGAGTTGAGTTTGCACCGACCACTTGAGTTCTAACAGGGCCATCGGCAGGTAGTAATTCTACATAAGACATGGCCTGAAATTGTGTGACGGCTTGAGCCAACATAGGATGATTTACAGAAGATGCACCTCTGAAAGGTCTTGTGCGTTCTTCATACTTGAATCCTAGAAGGTCTAAGCCTTTAGTATACCCTTGCTCCCAATCTTCTCGTGATGATTTATCTGCTTCTATTTTTTCTACAAGTTCGTTTGAAAGAGATTGCATAAAGCCTTCGTCTAAGACTTCTGCTAAATTTGATGTAAATCCTACGGTTGGCAGTGCATCCTCTTGACCAACAATGGCACTACCATCTTCAATAATTTCTACGTCAGTATCACTATCTGTATCTAAGTTTACAGTTGTACCGACTTCTTCTATTTCAATTTGTTCCTTATCATCAGGCTTTGCTGGGCCGTCTGCAGGATTATCTAGGGTGCTGTCGAATTTATCTACCATATTGTCCGAATATATCTGTTACTGAAACTAAACTATCTTTTGCTATTGTGCCACCATCTTTTTTCTTAAACATAAAGAAGGGCTCTTTTGATTGTGGACTGTCTAGTGTTAATGTAACCATATCAACAAGTTGTGGATTATACTCATCTATGATTATTGTAGCATTCTCTGCTCTATCGGCATCACCTAAAGGAACTAGCTTAAATCCATCATCACCTTCTAACTGCACATAGTATTCCATAGTTTGTCCCGGCGCTATCTCTCTTCTTATGACCACTTCATTAGAACCAAAATCTGAAGCTACACTTTCAATTTCAGTATCTAAAAAATCTTGTACTTCATCAGAACTATTACCAGCTCTAGGTTCAAAATCTTTTAGCAATTCTAACTCCCCATCTACATTTTTATTGAAAAATTTAAGTCCTTTATTTGCTTTTGTCTTATCCACTATTTGTTCTATTGCTACATTACCTTTGTATTTTTTTGCAATGTTTTTTAATTGTTGCACCGCCACTTGATCATATAAGTTTTTAAATTTTTTACCCTCCGGTCCGTCAGGATTTTTACCCCATCTTCGGTTTACCTTTTCGGCAGGCATGATTGCAACTTTGTTTATGCCTTTAGTTTGTGCATCTTTAATTGTAGCTTTGATTAATAGATCAACGTAGTCAGGTTGTTTGTTAAATGGTATCGGTGGGAACAATTCTAAATCTTTAAATCCACCGTATTGTAAATTCATATCATCTGCACTCTCTCCGAAAGCTACTAGTTCATCACTCTCTCTAGTTGAAGGGACTTGAATACCTTTAAGGTCTCTTTCTAATTCAGTGTCTCTTGTTAAATCAAGTATGTTATCTAAAACTTTTTGTTGCTTTGTCTCTATTGCATCAATACCAAAGATAGTTTGTGGGTTAGGGTTAGCAATATCTATTTCTGCAAGTTTATTTATTTCTTTTTGTAAGTCACTCAACTCTTTTGCGTAACCAGGTATCAACTCTGCCCCTGCAGTATTTGGAAAAGGTTTTATTGCAGATAAGTTCTCTTGTAATTTTTGTAGGGTAGCAGGTGGAAATGCTTGATTAATCTCATCAAGTTTTCTTTGGCCCATAGCACGGTAATATTCATCTGTGCCTGCAATTCTTTCTTGTGCTTTTGCTTTTACGTTTTCAATTCTTTTAAGTAAGGCATTTAATCTTTCTTGTTCTTTTCGAACTTTTGTCAACATGTCTGTTTGTAGTTCTTGTATAACCGCAACTGGTTGACCTGATGCATTGTCATAAGTTGCAACACGAGTAAATCCAATTACGTTTTCTTCTTGAAAGTGTCCACTTGCAACAAAAGGTTTACCCTCACCTGGTAAAGGTCCCGCTTGCACTACCACTTCACGGTAATCTCTTCCAACTTCATCTAAAGGTTGTTGACCTGTTCCCTGATGTCTTGGCCTACCACTAAAATTTAAAAAAGCAGGATCTGCTGGTACATTTGTACCATCTTGTTTTACCTTAATACTAATATTACCCATCGGTGATGTTTCATAAAAGTCTACAAGTTGTTGTTGTGTTATTTTTTGATTAGGAAAGTATTTATTAAAGTCACCTAAGTATTGCAGTATACCAGAGTCTCTTAGCTCTGCTTCAGGTGCAGCTTTACCTTTGAAAAAGTTTTGCCAGTCTTGTGGTCTAGCAGCCTTCGGTGCATTAGGGTCCATAATAGTTTCAAGTGTAAAAGACTTTAGAGCAAAGTCAGAAGGTTGCATTTCTTGTGTCGCTGGTAATGTTGTACCAGGTGGTCCTTGTTGTGTATCTGTTTGAATTTTTTTCTTAGGTGTTTCTACCGCATCTACTTTACCAAACACTTTAAATAGTTTTAGTGGATTGAATGCAGTCAAGCTGCCAGAGTCTACAGCTTCTTGGAAGAAGTCTTTACCTTCAAAAGCTGGATCAGGTGTGAACTGTTGTTGATTAATATTTTCTAACGGATCACCGCCAATGGCCATACGCACAGGGCCACCCTGTTTTAGAGGTAACATTTTAAATTTTGGAGATATAACATCTGGCACTCCTTCTTCAACAATGATTTCTAATGCACGTCTTAGGTACTCTTTAGGATCTAAGGCTTTTTTTGAGCCAACAACTAAAACCTCACCTACCTCGTCATCAGGAGTAATCTTTAAACCTTTTAAAACTTGTGTATTTTTGGGATCAAAACCTATGACAGATTGCATACCTAACTTTTTCATACGATCGTCAACAAGTCTGTACAAGTCATTTAGATAGTCATACTGACTTTTTCCTGATTTAATGTAATCGTTAACATCAATGTCAATACCGGATAAAGCTAATCTACGTTTTGAAATGTTACCACCATATTTAATTTGTTGTGGTTTCATACTTTTTAATTTATCTATGCTAACATTCTTACCTAATAATTGTGTAAAGACCTTATCAAGAACTTGATCATAGACAGGTTGATAAAGCTGATTATAAACTGCAGGTTGTATTCTTATAAATCTAGCATCCCCGCTAAGCTCAAGAAACCTATTTTTTTTTAAATTTTTCGAAATGGGAATAGTATGAGATCTATTACCTTTCAATGACTTAGCAATTCTATCTAAT